CAATTAGTTTTTCATTGTCTACTGAAAGAATTTGAAACATCTCTTTTGGTGCAGGAATATGCATTGTTTCTTTTACACTAGAAAGCATTGACAGAGTATTCAGAGTCATTGGAGTATATCCATTAATAGCACGAATCTGCTCAGCTGTTGCGTCTAATTTATTATAAACTTCAGTGTAAATCTTTTCTAAGAATTCGTGATACTGCGGGAAATTAGAACCTTCAATGTTCCAATGGAAAGCGTGTGCCTTATAATAAAACACATAACCATTAGCCAAAATTACTTTCATCTGTCTCATCAAAGAAGCTTTAGCATGTAACATTAATTCAGTTTCGCTTTGTTCTTTTTGCATGCTTCTAACAGCGCCAGCAACAGAATGGATAGATTTCATAGGTGTAATTTGCATTTATTTTTCCAATTCTTGATCAAAGTTGTGTGAAACGTTTAGTGCACGATATTTAATAGATTCAAGGGTAGCAGTTAATGTTTCTGAACCCATTTCGTTTTCCTTTCCCAATGCATCGCTTGGAACAGGAGTATTTATTGGTTTCTTTTTCTTTTTAGTTTCTTCTTTATAGCCATACATGCCTACGCTTGTTGGCGCACCTAAACTTTGAACATTACCATAATTGCTGTTTGTTGGAACAGCATATTTTGATAGTTTCTTCTTTTCTTGTATACCGCCAACTGATGGAACATAATCTCCACCGCCACCAGCAGCATTAAACTTTAATAGGTCGCTCGGTGGAGTAGCTGGCTTAATTTTGTTTTTAATTTTATTTTTAATTAATTTTTCTGTAATACCAGAGAAACTTTGAGGCGATGTTCCATTTTGACCGACTGGAATTTTGTCTTCTTCTTCAGATGTTTGACCTGTTGTGCTTGCTACGCCAATATCACCTGTTCCCATACTGGTTGTTGCACCAGTTGAGGCATAGTTAGAAGGATTAATTGTTCTTTCGCCATGCTTATGGGCACTATGATGTGTTGCGTTTTCTGGAATTGTTCTTTGATTAGAATTTCTTCCTGCTGATGCTACGCCGCCACCAATGTATTTGTCGCCATCTCTAGGATCTTGCTTTCCAAATTTTGGTGGTGGTATAATCTTATCGGCTTCAGCATAAGTACGGACTTCGTTAGAGATTTGTCCTGGAGTTATAATGTTATGGAATCTATTTGTATCATAGGTTCCAACTTCCATAACTCTTTCTTGTATCCATTCATAAACAGATTCTTTAGATGGATCTTTAGATAAGAATGACATTACATGCTCATTCATCTCTGTTAACCAACCAGTAATTTCTTGTTTCTTATGGTCGTCAACTAATACGAAATTATTTGAGTTGTCATATAATATGAAACTTTCAAACATATCAAGAAACTGCTCAATATTTTTAATAGAGCTGTTATATTTTTCTTTACGAACTTCTTCGCTGAATGTTTTTAAACCACGAGCTATTCTATAGTCGTTTCTTGCTTTAGAAGATTCGTCAGTAGAATAAACATAAATCATGGAAGTATCATAACCCATTTCTTCCATAATTGTTTTGGTGACTAACACTTTATCATAGTTATCAGCGTTGCCATTTACAATTACTGATGGGAAGTTTTCTAATTCTTCAATATTTGTTTCTTTAACGATAGCAGTAAAGATGCGTTCCATTGAAACTTCTTTCATATTGAATTCATTTAAAGCTGAATGAATTAAGAAGTCTTTACCGCTTCCTGGACCGCCAACGAGGAATAATGCTTTAAAGTGTTCGGCGCATGCTTCTTCTTTTAGTTTTTTCTTTTTGCCAGAAGCTAATCCATTTCTGACATCATTAAACATTTCTCTAACGTGTTTAGGTTTCATTGTTCTTGCAGCAGCTGCTGAGAAAGATTTAAAATCGTTGTTTTGAGCATGCTCTCTCATTTTACTTGCGGAGTATCCTTCAATACCTTCGGCATCTGGATCTCTTTCGCCTGATGAGTGGAATGTAACATGTTTAAAATTATAATAACCGTGCGGACCTTTCTTACCATTATATTGATGTATCAATTTCTTAAATCCTTCAATTCTATCAGTCCCAGCGACCATATGAAGATGCGTTACACCTTTTTTATGGAGTTTAGATAAATGTTGTAATAAACCATCATCGCTTTCAAAATGAGCATGAGGGAAAGCATTTTGTGCATGATGTACTTTTTGTTCTGGTGTTAGTGGATTCTTTTTAGAATCATGTGATCTGGAAAGAACTATGCTAGATGTGCCGCCATGCTTCTTTTGCACTTCATTAACTTTATCTACTACTTCTCCGTGCCCAGCATGTGGCGGATTCATGCGCGCAAAAGCCATCGTATGGTGTACGGCATGTTCTTCAGTAATTGTCATTTTTTCTTTATTTTGCATAATTTTCCCACACTTTGGGGATAAAGTCCTAATTATTATTTATTTATTACGAGGTTTTAGAAGGTTCGCACGAGAGAACTCAGCTTGGTTTACGAGCTTTGTCATGCCATATTTTGGATGGCTGGCTACAAACCCTTCGTCAGATGCTGGTGTTTCTCCGATCTTTGTCTCATATCTAGAGCCACCACCTAATGAATTTACAAGTGCGTTCTTAGCTTGTTGTAAATGATGGTGGATTTTTAAAGCTGCGTCAAAATGTTGCTTATGATCATCAACGTGTTTTAAATGCTGTGATAATAATTCTCTTTGTGCAGCTTTACCGCTCTCGCTTTTTCTTTTTCCTGCTTCTTTCTCGAAGGTTCTAGCCAAGTGTTTCTTATAGCCTTCCACTGATGGAACTTCTCCAGTTTTTACAGCATCATTTAAGTATCTGTTTAGATGGTGAGAGTGAGATTTAACAACATCTAATGCTCCATGCGGCATCTTTTTAAATGCATCATGAGCAGCCTTTAAGTGTTCATTATACGCATTTTCATTTTCAGGTGTATGTTTTACTTTTGACATATCAATTTCAGGATCAATTAAATTAACGTCTGAATGTTTACCAAAGTCATGTAGATGACCAACAGGAGCAGCTCTCATTGTATCTATTGTTGGACCATGATACTTGGTGTGAACAACTACACCAATTTTAGATTTCTTTACTTTCTTAGCTTCATCGCCATGAGCAGTATAGGTGATTGTGTTTGGTGTAAATGATGTGCTGCCTTTGCCTTCATCTTTGACATCACCTTCACCATACATTAAGTCGCCTTGATAGATGCCTTTCTTAGGAGCAACTTTCTTAAGATGCTTTAGTGCTTGTTTCATTTTTTCAACAAGCCCAGGACTATCTCCATGATTCTTTTCAACATCAGCAGGTGTGTAGTTTAATTTAGGATTTTTATTGAAAGCTGATTTTGTAGCAACAAAGAATCTACCTGTTGTTGGATGACGACCAAAAACGACAGATGGTGAACCATCATACTTTGTTGTTATGTGAGTGTCGTTATGACCACCAGTTGTAATTTGGTCATGAACGGATTGCAACATATGAACTGCTTTATGAAAACCTTCTTCACCATCGTCAATATGATGCATATTGACATGAGTCAAATGCTTTAAATGAGATGGCTCTTGAGCTGCTTTCGCTTGTTCTTTTAAGTATGATTTAAATTTTAACATTATTCGCCTCTATATGCCTCTGTTTTGCCATCAGGTTGAACGTGATGTGCATGGAATCTGATGTTTGGATACTCTTTATGTAGCTTTAAAAATTCATGTAGGTTATTTTTATCGTCATCATATAAGTGAGCTTCTCTAAATTTTCCACTATTTAAATGTTGACGAATAACTTGTGCTTTCTTTTTGGCTGTTGAATCATGCGTCTCAATATTACCTGCACGCTCAACACGAACGTTATCAATATCAACACCATGTTTGCGCCAAGTATTTAGAAACTTTTCTTTATCGTCAAAATTGGAACGAGCAGTTGCCATAATCACTTTACTGTTTGGATTATGTGCTCTTTGATTAGCATGGATGGCTTTTAGTTTAGCCAACATTGGCTTAATTGGTTTTTCTCGATCAAATACATCAGATGATCTGAAATCGCTAAAGTCATAACGATGACCTTTAGAAAGTTGATGTTTATTGAATTCATTATGAGATAAAGATTGTACACGCTTACCGCTATGATCTAAAACATGAACTTTAGCAGAAGTATGCATTAAAGTTCCATCGATATCGAAAGCATGTAGCGATCCGCTTGGTGAATTTTCTTCTGATAGATTAGCAAATATGGTTGGGTGTAATCTACCATAGTTGCGCATAATAATTCCAGCTTTGGCGTTTGCTTCATTTTCAATTTCGCTGCCAGTCTCGCCAGAATTATGAGTAATTCTACGTTCTAGATCTTGTTTGTAATGTACTAATTCGTGCGCGAGTGTGCGCAACACATCAACAGTATGACGTCCTGCTGTAATGATATTAATTGTTTTATCTTTTGGATTATATGATCCGAAGCTTCTGTGTTTTAGAGCTTCTCTTTTGTCTTTTATTAATTTGACAGTAGGGCGATGATCAATATCTAAATGTGCGCATGCGTAATCTAAGAACTGATTAACGTTGAGATTTGATTCATTTAGAAAATATTTAAATTTTTTCATCTGCTACCGAAATACTGTTATCGATAGTCTATTTATTATTTAATTAAGTCGTTCACGATGCCTTCCACGGTATAATTTTGCACATACCCCAGAGCCTTTAACTTGGTATTATCGAGGTACATGGACTTGACTTGAACGATTTTATGGAAGTCTTTCTGAGGGATTGATGTGATCTCACTCTTAGATCCAAGCTTCTCATATGCCTTAGTGATAATGTCTCTGAACAGAGTCGCCTCACCGTTTGCAATATTATAAATTTCGTTCAATTCTCCTCTGTTTATGACCAAATTTATAGCTTCAATGCAGTCTTTTACATGGATATAATCGCGATAGAACTCGCCGTTCTCATAGAGTTCGATTGGCTCATTTTCCTTTAATCGGTTTATCAGATATTGTAGAGCATTCTTCTTAGCCGAAACTCTACCGTCTCCGCGACCAACCACATTACCCAATCTCAGAATACGATAATTCATTCCAAAGGTTTCGCAGTACGAAATAAGCAACTGTTCGGCTGTTCGTTTTGTAATAGAATAGAAACCCTTTGGATTACAATATGAAGTCTCTTTGGCTGGTAAGTCTGTATCTCCATAGACAAACCAGCTTGAGATGAAGTTAAACGTCTGGACGTTAGCCTTGCGGCAAGCGTCCAGAGTATCTAGAAGGTGGCTAAGATTTGTATCGACATCAACGTGAATGTCAGTAAACACATTATAGTTATCAGTTGTGCTGATAAAATATAATACATCTTGACTCTTTGGCGTATGTTCAAGTCTAGGAATTACTTCGCCGCCAAATCTTCTGACATAGCGGCTACCGATAAAACCTGTGCCGCCATAAACACTTAGCCCATCCATTTATGTAACACCGATTCGTAATATTTGAATACTTCTTCCCCGTATCCAGGATAACAGCCAACAAAGAATACATTGCTCAACGCTTTGTTAGCGTTAGGATAATCGT